CTTTTGTGCAATTAAATTAGCAACTCTATTTTTATTTTTTATAGAATCTAATGTTACAGGTTTTCTATTTATCCAACTTACAATATCGTTTACTCTTACATTAGTTCCTTTTTTTGTTCCTTCATCAATTTTTTCACCATAGTCAGCACCTGTTATATTAAATTGAAAGAAATCTCCACCTCTTATTATTTTTTTATTTAATTGTATGCTTTTTTCTAAATTACCAGAAGACCTTAAAGGAGAGTTTACAGTTCTGCCAGATTTGTATGTTCTTGTAAATGGCTTGTTTATTTGTGCTTTAGCCATTCTAATTAATTTTTTAGAGTAATTAGTTAAGAAGTCTTCCGTATTTTTTAATTTAAAACTCATTAGCAAGCACTTTGTCCATTTGAATTAATATCTGATATTTCATTATTTGGCACTATAACATCTAATGTTAGAGACCATCCTGCAAGTAGATTCTCAAATCTATCTTCAAACATTTGTGCATCAAAGTCAGAATCTATTTGAAATAAATCACTATACATCTCACCCCTTCTTAATGCACTTTGCAATCCATTGACAACAAAAAACATTGTATTGAGTACATCTTGTTTATTTGTAATATCATGAAAATAGTTAGTTTGGTCTTTTAGGTCTTCTTTTGAATCTTGCACAATATCCATACAAATAATTTGCATATTAAATCTAACAACATGCTCTTGAAAAGTACAACTGTTTACGATTATGTGTGCCAAAGGAAATATAGTTTGTTTTGCTAAGTCAACCTCAAATAAATCACCAAAGGTAACCGTGTTTATATTATTGTTACCTTGAAGATAAGTTTTCATTTTGTCTATAATGTCATAAAATGTTGTCATACTTTGTAAGCTTTATTTATTTCTTCTTGTTCTATTTGTATTTTTTCTTTTTCAAATGCTAAATAATTTAAACATTGGTAAAGTGGTAGTTTTGTAACATTCTCGATTTTAAGTACATCACCTTTAGCGAGTGCATAAATTGATTGATACCATCCCCATTTTTTTCCAAATACGTCTCTAGAGTTTGCAAATTCTCTTTGGTCAGATTCTTTGGTATATATTTCGGTATAGCTGTCAACAATGTTTTCCCTAAATCGCAAAAAAAAAGCATTGAACTTAAAACCACATCCATTGGCATATTTTTCATTATTAGTTGTATTTCTTCTTTTGCTTCATATGGTGCTATGCCGTATTTATCACCAAGCTTAAAATTTACTGGCCTATATAAAACAGACATTGCTACGTGCATTTTTTGCCAATTAGAAATATTAGTTTCTACATCAATATATTCTCCTAATGAAATATCATCAAGTTTTGGTATGAATCCCATATCTACACCTTCAAGCTTAAACCTTCTAATTAATTTAGGTTTTTCACTAAAAGCTTTATTTAATATTTCTAATACTTTATCAAAACCTCTTACAGAAATCTTATCTACTTCTGCAAGGCTTATGTTGCAAAATATTTCAACAAGTTTCATGTTTAGAAAGTTTGTTAGCTCATCAGTTTGTTCTGCGTCCTTATGAGCATCCATGACTTTCATATATTTTTGGTACTGCTCAAGCGTTATATCATTTAGCGTTTGCGGTACTTCTAATTCTATAAATTTCTTAGCCATATTATAATTAATAATTATTGTTAATATTGTATCTCAACTATCCC